AGATGACTGAGTATAAAAACGAAGTAGAAAAACAAAGGTTACTGCTAGAGTATGAGAAATGGAGTGTAAAAGTGAACCATATTTATATAGAGTTCGGAGTATGCTACAAGACTTACAACTCTGGCAGAGTAACCAAAGATGGTGTAGAGATAAAACCTGCTAGACCATATGAACATAGTATAAGAAAAATGGAGTATGAAAATGAATTACAGCGAAGATGATACATCTAACATAGTAAGGCAGTATGAAGAAAATCCTACAAGAGCAACAGTAGATAGATTAGCTGAAGTGTATAATAAGAGTGCTAGAAGTATTATAGGAAAACTAGCGAAGGAAGGAGTTTATAGACGAGTTGAATATCGAACTAAAACTGGAGAAGTGCCAGTAACAAAACTAGAGATAGTAGAGGATATCCAATCCCAGCTGGGTTGTGAAGCCCTAACTGGGTTGGAGAAAGCTCCAAAGCACACTCTCAAGACTCTAAAAGAAGCACTAATAAAAGCATATCTCATGGACTGACGAGCAAAGTTAGAAGAAAATTAGCCCTCATTTGTAGGGCTTTTTTTATGTCTTTAAAAATTTTCGGTTGCGTGAAAGTATTGGGAATTGAAGGCGAATTTTTAGTAATTAGTAAGTGTGTAATTGAGTTGAATCGGTTGATTCAGTTGAGGTCGTGCTTTATACAGTTTAAGTATTCAACACGAATAGGTCTATTCTCTTTCCCAGATTTAGCATAAAACCAAACACCCCAGTCTCTCGCTTACGCTTCGACTGTGGATTGTTAAGCAATGCAGTTTAGGGAAAGAATAGACAGACCAGTGATTTGGTTTGGTCTATCTTATAAATTAGATATAAATATTATACCACGAAAATCGGCATAAGTAAAGACTTATTTTTTGAAGGTCATGGAAAGCCTCGTTGAAACGAGTTACTTAAATGTAAAAATAAATTATTTTTATAGTGTGAAGTTGAAAAGTTAAGTGCTAAATCTCGCTATCTAATGCGTCAGCGTGTCTTAACCTTTTAAGTTTACGGTCAAGAGCTTTCCAATTTGCTTGTGAGTTGTTTGCTTCTTGATTTTTTCTTTGATTTCTTCGTATCGCTGCTTGTCGAGTAGCATTTCTTTTAACGCTTGGTTTCTTATATTCTTTTCTCTCTAGCAGTTCTTGTTTGAGTTCTTTTCCGTAAGCCCTAAATTTTCTTAATGCTCTTTCTATATTCATATGCTTTGTGTCAATTTTCAAAATGTCCAACCTCTCTTGCGTAAGTATTGAACCTGTTTTCTTATACTGTTTTCAGATCGCCCTAAGTGTTCTGCCATTGTTTTCACAGGCATATTCTTGTAATTGTCTTTTAGATACTGGCGATCTTTGTGTGTCCATTCAATTTTCATATACTCTATTATATTCGAATTTGGGGTAAATGTCAAGAATTAAATTTTTTTACTTGACTTCGCCCTTAAATTTTGAGATAATATATGTATGAATATAGATATAGCATATTTAATAATTTTAATTTTAAGCAACATAGGAACATACTACTACGCTAAGTTTATTGGCATACAGAGAACTATTGACTATCTGGAAGCCAATGAAATGATAGAATTTGATGACGACTAGAAAAATAGTTCTTGACTTTAAGTTCAAATTGTGCGATAATAAGTATGAAAACAATGGTGTTTTCAGTGCCATACCGAAAGGGTGGCTCATAATATAGGAGTATAATTATGACAAATACAATGTTAAGACATTTTTTAGGGTTTGACCCAGCAGTGTTTGAAACAGTAGACTCGACTTATCCAAGATACAATATCGTAAAAGATAGTGACGATCAGGTAAGTGTGGAGATTGCAGTTCCTGGCTTTCATCGTGATGATATAAGTGTGGAACAGGACGGAAATAAGTTGTTAATCAAAGCAAAACCGATTAACTGGTTGCAAGAAGGCGAAAGCTATTTGCATAAAGGTTTTTCTAGTAAAGGCTTTGACCAACAGTTTATTCTTGGCGAGTTTATGGAAGTTGATTCCGTAAGACTGTGTGATGGTATTCTTACTATTAATGTAGTGAAGAATATTCCTGATGAAATGAAACCTAGAACATTCGACATAGAATGATGGTTCATTGCAAGACTCCGCGCTCACGGCGGAGTCGCCTTTCTATTCAGCGAGAAAAAGAACGCAGAAAGAAAAGCGATCAAGAGATGTTATCAGTCATTGATAAGGAGATTCAAAAGTGGGATAGGAGAATAAAAAAATGGAAATAAGTAAAGAAGGCTTAGCCCTTATTAAAAAATTTGAAGGGTTTGAAGCACATGCATATAGATGTCCAGCAGGTGTCTGGACTATTGGCTATGGTCACACAAAAGATGTTCAAAGAGGTGACGAATGGAGTCAATCACACGCAGAGTATATGTTAGAAGTAGAACTAGAAGAGTTTTGCGAGTATATAAATGATATGGTTAAAGTGCCATTGGAACAGTTCCAATTCGATGCACTAGTAGCTTGGGTATATAACCTAGGGCCAACTAACCTAAGAGAATCAACACTATTAAAAGTATTAAATCAAGGCGACTTAGAAGATGTTCCACATCAAATCAAAAGATGGAATAAAGCTGGAGGCAGGACTCTCCAAGGGCTTGTTCGTAGACGAGAAGCAGAAGCTCTTTTATTCCAAAACAAGGAGTGGGAGCATGTATAAAGTTTTCCTAGGAACTACAATAATAGCAAGCGGTCTTTGTTACTACTTGTATCAAGAGAATCAGAAGCTACTGGGAAATGTTAAAACATTAGAAGTAGCAGTTCAAGTTCAAGAACAAACAATAGAAACACTTCAAAATGACTTTGCTCTACAAGGGCAGAGCATTTTGGATTTACAGTCTAAAAATCAAGAGATACAGTTAGAAATGAATCGCTATCTTGATATATTTAAAAGACACAATCTTACTAGATTAGCAGCGGCAAAGCCAGGTCTAATAGAGACAAGAGTAAACAAAGCAACAAAAGAGGTATTTGATGGAATCGAACAAGATAGTAGGGATATTGATGACGCTGATGATGGTATCACAGTGCAGCCTACTCCCACAAAAGACATTAGAGGTTAAAGCAGAACCAGTAGAAAGGCAGATCATTCAGCCTGTGCTACCTCGAGAGATAGATTTAAAAGAACCATACTGGTATGTAGTTAGTGAAAAGAACATAGACGAGTTCTTAGCTGACATGGAAAAGCGAGAAGGACAAGTTGTATTTCTAGCGATGTCAGTGCCTGATTATGAATTAATGGCATACAATATGCAAGAGTTAAAACGATACATTCGTGAACTCAAAGAGGTAGTAGTTTACTATCGAAAGGTAACAACCGATGGAACAGACGGAGAACAGGAATGAGGTAAATATAGACCTCGATAAGTATATGTCATTAGTTGATAAACTAGATGACGCAGAAGATACTATCAGTGCTTTGAAAGCCGAAGCAGAAGCAGCTAAGAAACAATTAGCTCCACCAAAGAGGAAGTTTATGGACTTGTTTTTAGACGACAATGATGTAAACGAGAAAGCAATCATAGGATTTATTTCTTTCTTCTTTATGATAGTATTCGCCACATGTGACCTAGTCACAGCATTTATGGGCAAAGAGTTGATAATTGACGATACAATATACACATCGCTAGTAGTGGTAACACTAGGAGCATTTGGTATATCGGAGGCAGGTCGTGCTTTTGGTAAGTAGTCTTTCAATACTTTTGCTCGTCACCATTTCCTTGGCATATTCTAAGTATGTCAAGGATCATTTCAAAAAATAATTCTTGACAACAATCTTAAATTCGAGTATAATATATGTATGAATTTGTTTTACTTAGATGAAAATTTAGACAAGTGCGCAGAATACCATGTGGATAAACACATTGTTAAAATGCCACTCGAAGCTGCACAGCTTCTTTGCACAGCGATATGGGTAGATGAAGTGCTGGGTTTTATACCCCGTGCATTGAATCGAGAGGAGAGCGCTGTACTTAATGAGGAAAAGTCTAAAATAAAACATTTACCTTTAGATGAG